AATAAGGGGGAAGGTTCTAACTTTCCCCTTTATTTTTTTTTTAAGTCAATTACAATTTTAAATTAAATCAAAAAGATGAACACAGTAACAGATGTATTAGTATACAGATTATCAGACAACAGATCCGGCCTTACATTCAGCCTAAAAACAGGTAGAAAGGCAAACCTAACGGTATTTGAAAAAGATGAAAATGGTAACGCCACTAGGAGAGCCATTAGACACTGCCCTAACGAGCAAAGCATATATGTTGAGGAACAAAGCCAGTATGCTAAAGTAGACCCTATTATATTCAATTTAGGGGTATTAAAGGTAAGAGGAGATCAGCCTACCACAATTAAGTTTTTAAATGCTCACCCATCTAACGTATCTAACGGAGGAAGTTGGTTCGAGTTAATCAATGATGAGCAAGAAGCTAAAGAGAGTATTGAGATTGATGAACTTAAAATTGACCTTAAGTACTTAGTTAGATCTAAGGCTAAGGAGAAAGATGGTATTCATGCATTAAAAGCTGAAGTAGCTGTTTTACTTAGGTCTGTGGATGAAGCAGGTGCTAAGGGGATAGAAGAATTAAAGCAGGTGCTTTACAACTCAATAGAAACAGATCCATACTACTTCTCAGATGATGCAGGTAACCCTTCAATCTTTGATGATGATGAGATATTAAGAAAGTACTTAGTACTTAAATCACTAAAGGATGGAGTTATAAGAAAATCCCCTAACAACAAGTCCATAACTTGGAACAAGGGAGAAGTTATTGCTACAGCCCCACTAGGTAAAGATCTAATAGATTACTTTACAGACTTCTTATCAACAGATGAAGGAATCTTAGTACTAGAGGAAATGACTAGGAGAAGTTAATAACCAACCAATTATACTAAAACCCCAATGTCAAAAGCGTTGGGGTTTTTACATTAACACCAAACAGAAAAAATTGTTATATTTGCAACTATGATTGATCTAGTTTACAAAACACTGAATACGATAGTTAATAAGGAAAACAATGGGTACGTCTCACCTACTGAGCTTAATTTATTAGCTAATACCGTACAAACCGAAATATTCAGGGAGTATTTTGAGGATGAGAATAGGGATAAGAATAGGGAGAATAGAGGCCTTACCAATAAGGGTTACTCAAATCTACCATTTAATGAGAGACAAAGAATAGATCAGTTTGCTGCAGAGTCAACCTTAACTAAGGAAAATACTGGATTTTACCCGTTACCACAGGATATGTACTTTATGGAAGATGATGGTCTTTACTATGAGAACCTACCAGAACTATTTGTCATAGAGGAGGCAGAGAGAAGGGGTTTAACCTACTTACAATCCTCTATAGCCAAACCATCTTTAACCTACCCTGTATATGAGAGATTCTCTGATGTTATTAGAGTGTATCCGGACACATTACCTTCAGAAATAAAGTTAAGGTATCTAAGGACACCTAAAGCACCTAAATGGACGTTCTTCGTTTTAGGGGGAGGTGATGTTGTATTTAACCCTTCAGCAACAGACTATCAAGATTTTGAATTACACGAGTCTGAGTTTTCAAATATTGTATTGAGGATGTTAACTTACTTTGGTATAAATCTAAGGGAGCCACAGGTTACACAGATAGCTGAGATTCTTAAAGATAAAAATAATAACAAAGAAGAAAGTTAATGGCAGTAATTTGCAAAGGTAGCAGAAAAACAACAGGAGGTAAAACACTTAATTACTATGAATAGTTCAGATTACTACAATAGCCCAGAAGAGTGGGGCTCATACTCTTATGTAACACTAAAGGAGGTTATAAACAATTACCTGATGTCTAGGGATCAGGATGACTATACAGCCAACACACCTAGGTTCAAAATATTGTACCAAGCAATGAGAGGTTTAAGGGAGTTTTACTTTGATGTTCTAAGGGAGGTCAGAGCAATAGAGCTGGAACTTTCCCCTAGCCTAAATGTTACTCTACCACCAGACTTCGTTAACTTTGTTAGGATATCTTGGGTTGATGATCAAGGCCAGCTACACCCAATGGCAGTTGACAACAGTATGTCTATAGCGGAGGGGTATCTACAGGATAATGACTATGAGCTCCTTTTTGATTCCGATGGATGTGTCTTAACCTCTGAGGGTATTAGACAGCCGTTAGGTGCAGATACAACTGAGAGTATAAGTGAGGGGAGTGATACACCTTGTACAAGGTACAGCTTTATAAGTAACTTTAGCCCCAACCTAGATACTAGTAGAGTATTTGAAAATGGTAGGTACAGACTCGACAAAAATACGGGTATAATACAATTTGGTTCAGATGCCTTTGGGAGAAGCATTGTCTTAGAGTATATTTCAGACGGTTTGTATACTGGTTGTGAGGGTAGACCAGAGAGTGATATCAGAATACACAAGTTTGCTGAGGGGGCTATAATGAATTACATCTACTTTGAACTTATAAAGAGGAGTAGAAATGTACCAGCCAATGAAAAACACAGAGCTAAAAAGGAATACTTTAATAGCATAAGAACCTCTAAGAGGAGGATAAACACATTAAGGAAGGACGATCTACTACAAATATTTAGGGCTTCCTCTAAGTGGATTAAGTAACAAATTAAAATAGATTTTATATGAGAATGTTAAATGGAAATCTTCTGTGCAAGGAAGTTACAAAGAGTAATTCCGGTGAGTCTTTTATAACAATGGACACATCCAATGTCAAAAACCTAAGTGTAGTCTTGGTATGCTCCGAGGAAACAGATATTAAGGAGGGTGACATTATTAAGGTTAGGAGCACCTCAGGAAAGGATGCTAACATAGAGGGGGAAAAGGACATGGTATATATTCACAAATCAGAAGTAATACTAGTGGTATAATATGAAAATTCAAAACACATTTGTTCAAGGTAAGCTAAATAAGGATATTGACGAGAGGCTTATGCCAAAGGGTCAATATCCTCACGCATTAAACGTAAACGTATCTAACACAGATGGTTCAGATATGGGGGCTATCGAGAACATATTGGGGACAGAGAAGCTAAGTAGTTTTGCTATAGATGATACCTATAAATGCATAGGTGCCTATGAGGATGGGTCTAGAAAGAGGCTGTACTGGTTTATTTCAAGCCCTGCTAGGGATATGGTTGTTAGATATAATAGGGTTGGTGGAACACTTGAAACCATATTAGAATCCGATGGTACCAATGGTGTTTTGAATTTCAACCCAACAAACTTAATTACGGGGGTAAACCTTATAGTAAATACTGATAGCGATAATGACCTTCTGTTTTGGACTGATGACCTAAACCCACCGAGAGTTGTGAACGTTAATAGATTCATAGGGTCTGCACCAGACTCCTTTACAGAGGATGACATATCTGTTATTAAGAAGCCCCCAATATATGCACCAGATTTAAACTTCACTTTTGATCCAAACTCCTCTTTACTTACACTAAAGGATGAGTTCTTTAGTTTTGCCACTAGGTATAAGTACATAGATGGGGAGAAGAGTGCCCTATCCTCATTTACCTACTACGCCTTCTCACCTAAGCCCTTAGATATCGATGTAGATACTTCGGAGAACAGGGGTATGATAAACAACTTTAACGCTATAGAACTTGTTTTTAACACTGGTTCAAAGAATGTAACTGACATAGAGGTTGTGTTTAAAAGGTCAAACTCAAACACAGTTTATAGAGCTGAAGCATTTAACAAAGCAGATGAAGGATGGGCAGATAACACACCTCAAAGTTACACCTTTATAAACAATAAGGGAACAGTAGCTCTACCAGAGGATGAACTCTTTAGGTCTTATGATAATGTACCCTACCTAGCCAAAGCCCAAGAAATTATAGGGAGTAGGTTAGTTTATGGTAATTACACAGAAGGCTTCGATATAAAGGGTGTAAACAAAGCGGAGATAGATGTTGACTTCAGTGTTGAGAGAGACTCTACAGAAATAGCTGAACTAGAAACACCCTCCACAGTTAGCTTGGGGGATCTGATTGTGGATGTATCCAACGTACCACTAACAAATGGTACTAGACTATCCTATAAAATTTCCCTAGATGGAAGGGCTCCAGATAACTCTAGTGGTTCTTTTGATGGGGCTTTAGATTTTATACTGAACAGAGACTACATAAGCACTGCTGATCTATTTAATAGCCCAGAGTTTGTATCCTTTATAGAAGATACTTACACAACCTACTTTAACACGAATAGGGAAATAACACCCCCTGTGGACAGTGTATCCTCTACAGAGCAAGGCTTTACCTTAAGTTTATTGGGGGGTATTTTAACAATAACAGCTCCTTCAACTACCTTCACAGTAGATAACACCCCAATAGATGGAGACATCACAGATGGTGATGTTACAATTGTAACCTATAATTGGAACTTTAATGGAGCAGGTACCTTTATATATTCTGGTGTAGAGAGTGCTCTGGCATCGGTGAAGACTAATAGAAGTTATGAGCTTGGGATTGTATACATGGATGACTACGGTAGGAGGAGTACAGTTATAACATCTAAGACCAACACAGTAGATATAAAGCAGGCTTTCTCTGAATTACAAAATAAGCTAAGGGTTACTATTAACAGTGAGGCTCCAGTAGGGGCAACAAAGTACAAGTTTGCTATAAAGCAAGATAGAGGGCTGTATCAAAATATATTTGCTACAGAGTTCTTCGAGGATGGCCAGTTTGTTTGGGTGAAGTTAGAGGGGTCTAGTAAAGACAAAGTGGTGACCGGAGATACCCTAATAGTAAAATCTGACTCCACTGGAATATTACTAGAGCCTGTTGAAGTAACAGTTTTAGAGGTTACAGCAAAGACAGAGAATTTTATACCAGACAATAGGTTTGACCCTCTTACAGGGGAAATCTTTACAAGTGGTACAGCAGGAGAGGAAGTAATAGAGCCTGCTGGAGCATACATGAAAATAAAGCCAGTTGGTTTCAATATAAAATATAACGGTAATACCTTCTATCAAGAGGATTATTTGGGTGACTCAGATACAAGTAGACCTGCTATAAATGTAGATGCTGTGAGAGAGGGTGGTGTAAACTTCCCTATTAATGAGGGTGCCTCTGTTAAGATAAAAATAACAGCTGCCACCGAGAGGAGGCCAGAGTTTTTATCTTATGAAAAGACTATAACAGCTTCTCAGGACTACACTACTTTTAGGGACTTTTACCTAGCAGAGGAGGGGTTATCAGATATAAACATACCAGACTCTACAAGGGTTTTTACTGTTGGGGATATAGCACCTGATGCAATTAGGTTTATAAGCCCCCTAGAAGGAGATGGATCTAGAAGAACTTCTTGGATCAAGGTTGACCTATTTATAAGGAATGCCAACAATATTGTGATCATGGAGACTAAACCAAGACTCAATATAGCTGATGTTTTCTTTGAAACATCTGAGACTTTTGAAATAGTGGCTGGTGAACACCAAGGTAATGAAGCCAACCAAGATTTAGGGGTAACACCTGCAGTATCTAAGTTAGAGTTCTTTAACACCTTTGTTATGGGTGGGGGGGTTGAAAGTATTTCCTACTTAGATGGCTTCAACAATAATAATTTAGCAATAGACTTAAGACCTTCTGGTAAATCCGCAGAGAAGTTTAGGAGGGTTAGGAGATACTCAGGCCTTACATATAGTGAACCTTATAATGAGGAAACTAACGTAAATGGTCTTAATGAGTTTAATCTCTCTAAGGCTAACTTCAAGGATGATTTAAACAAGAAAGAGGGGACTATCCAAAAGCTTTATGCTAAGGACACAGATTTAATGGTGTTTCAAGAGGATAAGGTGAGTAAGGTTTTATTTGGTAAGGATATAATATTTAATGCTGACGGAACCTCTAATATTTCCTCTACAGAAGATGTTTTAGGGCAACACATACCCTACACCGGTGAGTTTGGTATCAGCTTTGAACCAGAGAGTTTTGCTATATATGGTAACACAATTTATTTCACAGATTCTAAAAGGGGGTCAGTCCTTAAGTTGGGTGGAGATGGTATCTTCGAGGTATCAAATTTGGGGATGAGGACTTACTTTAGGGATATGTTTAGGGATTTTGAGGGTAGCAAGATAGGGGCATATGACCCTCACCATGATCAGTACGTATTGTACTCAGGAGATGTTGCAGGAGATACAGTTATTTATGATGATAAGATTAAGGGGTGGGTTTCATTTGTTTCTTATAAACCCGACTTTATGATAGGTATGAACAATGTGTTTTACTCCTTCTTTAGGGGAGACTTATATGAGCATTATTCCTCACAAGCAACTAGAAATAACTTTTATGGTTCATCTTATCCATCAGAGATATCCCTAGTGGTAAACGATAGCCCCTCCGAGATAAAAGAGCTTAATGCAGTATCCTTAGAGGGAAACACATCTTGGGCTATGGATTTAAGGGCTTATGTGTCGGATAGGGACAACCCTATATCTTCTTCTATACTTAAAGGGGAGTTTGAACTAAAAGAGGGGATTTGGTTTGCTCATGCTAGGAGGAATGAAAGTGGGACTCAAACAGATTCTAAGGCAGTTTATGGATTAGGTCTAGCAACAAACATTAACGTAGTGACTAATAGTTTTGACTATGGTGGTATAAACACTTCATTAACTGTGGGAGATTTGATAGTGAATGGCGTAACAGATATTATAGTGGGGACAGTTGTTAGCTACAATGATACTACTATTACCTTAGATAGCCTAGTTAGCCTAAATGACGGGGATTTTGTTTACGGTAGAAAAGAGGGTCGGATAGAAGGAGGACATTTAAGGGGCTACACTATGAGGTATGACCTAACAAATTCAGAGACTTCTAGAGTAGAACTTTTTGCAGTTAACTCCAAGGTATTAAAAAGCTTCCCTTAATATTGTATTAACTGTAAAATTAACTATATTTGCAACCTATGGAAGTAAAGATAGTTAAAACAAAAGATTTTTATGACACGATGTGCCTTTGGTGGGATGGACATGGTTTCCCTAGAGTTAACCCCTCTATCTTACCAGAAAACACATTCGTGTGCTACAACAACGGTAAACCTATTTATTCAACTTGTTTCTACAACACAGATTCCTATTTGTGTTGGATTGGGTGGCAAATAGTAGACCCAGAGGCTACAAAGGAAGATAAAAAAGGAGGTCTTAGGAGCATATCCCTTGCTATAGAGACTTATGCAAAGAGTGCAGGGTATGAAGTGGTCTTTACCACTACACCTCACGAGGGAATTAAGAAAACGTTAACAAGTATTGGTTACTCTGTAAAGGATTCAGGAGTAGACCATCTAATAAAGGAGATATAATAT